CGATGATATCCAGCCGGTCGCCGGTTGCGCTATCAAGATCAAACTCTTCGCTAAACGAATCGATCCAATCGAATGTTTTACGCCATGCGCCTGCCTTCATTCCGATCTCGGCGGCGGCTTTCGGCTTCTCCCAATATTGCTTAATCAGGAGGTTTACATATTCGGATTCAAAGTTCACGACGGGATAACCTCCGAAACTGTTACATCGATCGCGTCAAGTGTAAACTTCTCATTTGGAGCCGTCAGGACGCTTCCATCAGTCCACGAAGAGCCCTCGTCTATGCTGATCTCAAGCTCTGTCGGGATGAAATTGTCACCAGCGTTAAACGCCAACCGGTAGAGGTCGTTTGCCAACAGGTTTTCTCCGATAACAAAAACGCGCTTCGCTATTTCCTGCGCGATAAGTGCTTCATCGACAGGATCAGCCGCATCCTTTCGTGTCGCGGTCAGCCGCACCCGTACCGGCACAAGAGAAGGTCTGTCAAATGTCATGTCATGCACAATGGTAAAAGTTGATCCGTCTGGCCTCAGAACTGATTCCGTAAATGTTCCAGTTACCGCGCCGACCATCCCTTTGCCCCGGTCTTGTTTTTAACCATCGTCTCAACGATACCAGATACCGCGCAGCCCTCAACCACAACCCATAAGCTGTGCGCCGGGATGCCGTCTGCGTCAGTGACATCCGTGTCGTTTCGTACACGGCCACATCGGTGACGTTTGGCAGGTTTGCCAGAGCCGTGAACATTCTGCCCGTGCTGGATGACTGCGGGGTTTCGAGTGATCGATTCCGCCGAACGCGAAGCTCTTGATCTGTTTCCTCGTCGATGCCAACGACAGCAGACAAGTCATTCGTGACCGACAGCACCCCGATAACCACTGTTACAGGGTTGACTACTGTGGCAGGGTTAGCCTCAACTGCCCCAAAATCTTCCGCAAAAAGTGTTACGGTTGTTTCGCCTGGCGGGATATCAATAGCATTGAGCGTAGTCCACGACTGCCCTAAATCATCCTCGACGGCGTAATCTTCCGGCAGTGTCAGCGGTCTATCGGTCGTCACTTCAACATCAACTTGCGATCTTGTTGCGGGCCTGCGCGTAATGCCGGACAGTTTAATGATGCTGTTGAGGGACTGGCCAAGCGCAAAGTCTGGATCGCGTTGGTTGTATTCAAGTGCTCCGAATGATTGAGCATCAAGAACAAGTTGCGCCTCGATTGCTACCCTCTGGCCATCTGGGCTGTCGGGGTCAAGGTTGATGTCTTCGCCATAAATAGACCGGTAGCCAGCCGCCAGTTCGTCATAAATTTCCTGGAAAGTCTGAACCTGAATGCCGTCAGGCGTGAAATTTGGTAGTGTCATGCTGTGAACTCCATTGTCTGAGGGTTAGACGCGCCGAACACATCTGTATATCTGATGCGGATTGTAACACCTCGGTCGCTGTCGCGTCCAATGATTTTAAGTTCCTGGATTGACAGGACTCCCTCGGTCTGCATGACAGTAGATTCAACAGATCGAAGAATCCGCTTTTCGGTGCCGAGATTGCCGAGGAGGGTTAGCCAATCGATACCGATTTCAGTGTCAAGATACCAATCTCCAAGGAACGACCGAAGCCGCGTGAGGATATTTTGTGCAATTGCATCCGCGTTGCGTTTATAAACAGCTCGACCCTTGCCAAATCTCCAATCACGGTTGCTGTCTAGTCCTGAAACTCTCATTGTGGCCCTCCTGTGGTTCCACCGCTATCTCCCGTGTGGGTGTGAGTGCTAAGGCTGATGCCACTGGCAACAACATCAGCTGTAGTCTCTATAGATACGCTAGCCGTCATCGCACCACCAGCCAATCCGGTATAATTACCCGCTGCGATTGTTCCCAGGCATGTTATATTTCCTGTAACCGTTACGTTACCGTCTACATGTAAATCTCCGATTATCGTCTGGTTCCCCGTCTGCGTCCGGTCCCCCTGGTGGGTATGATCCCCGTCAGCGTTAGCGTCTCCGGTTTGCTGGATAACGCTCGGGATGGTAAGCGCCCCGGCTGTCGGGTTGATGCCGACAATGGCAATTCCGTCGCTGTAGTCGTGCATCCGAAACTCTGCCGGGTCTTGGAAATCTGACCCGGAATACCATCGATCAAAGCATCTCTCGGTCAAAATCAAAAGGCAATAGTCGCCCACGGCTATAGGGTGCGCGGTATAACTCCCGCCCCCTGCATAAAAAGAGGTGGTACTTTTGTGAATTGTGGAAGTGTTATCGACTTGCCGTCAACCACACGGGTTAATAACAGGCTGCACGCTGATCGTTTTTGCTTGCACCGCCGTGACTTTGGCAATGGTAGCAGTGTGCAAATTCGACAGTGCCTCGCCGATTGCATCAGCTATTATATCAGTTAATCGGAGTTTTTCCTTCATATCGATTTAGCCTCCGCGGCCAGGGTGCCGGTGCATGTCTGTGTCCATGCGTCTCCGTAATTGTCCCCGCTGTATGATATTGTTTCAATGCGGTATATCCCGTCCAAGTGTGGGGCTGTGGCGCTCTTGAGGCTCGCAAGCCCTCCGATTTTTACAGTCGGATTCATCAGCGTTTCAAAAGTCACCAGACTGCTGTCCCGTGTGGGTGTACTTATCAGGCCAGTTTCGGCACTCACAACCGGTTTTAGCCCGCTCGTAACCTCAGTATCTTTGATAACAAAAAGCTGCTCATTGTCAATGTACCACGTTTCGCCCGGCCCTACCATGTCATCGATTAGACGGGCGCTGTTGCCGACTAAAACCTTTGGCCGGGTGAGTACGGGGCGATCTGTTATTTTTCCGGTTTCGGTATTTGGCATATCTTCCAAAGCGGCATCTATCGCCCTGCGCCCACCCTCGACCGTGCGGGCCGTAAAGCTGTGCAGGAAATCTTCCCCACCGTCAAGACATTCGAGGGATGTTAAAAGGTCAGGGCCTTGTCTCGAGTTGCTTCCGGTGTGGATGGTGCCTTTGAATATCAGCTCGATACGATCCTGATAACCGACCGACAGTCCGATAGGCATTATCTTCCGCTGCTCGGCATCTTTGACAAGAGATAACCGTTTATTCTCGGCCAAGTTTGTTATTTGTATGTTCATTTTATTCAGACCGCCGTGAATAGACTTTGTAACCTCGAAAACAATCTGCATCGGTGGTTTTATTACCACATTCCGGCCATCGGCGGTGATGACTAAAACATAATTCCGGCTAAATCTTGGAGTGGTCATCAGAACTGCACCTCCACGCCACGGAGCTGCTCCATATCCGCCGCCTCCAGCATGTAAATTTCACAGCGGGCGGAGCTGAAATCCTGCCGCTTGAATGGGTCAATGCCGTTTCCGCTGCGGTCAACACAGACAAAATCAAATGGCTGGTTTTGGCTTATCATGTGCAACACGCCGACGGATAACTTCAGACCGTAAACCTTCTTATCACCAAACTCCGCATCAAACATCCATATTTGTGTGCGCGGATAGAATCTCAATGTAAAAATGATCTCCGACTTTTCAAAAAGTATCGTATGGCGCTGGATAGGCTCATCTGTTATGTTTTGTAGTCGTCTCATTTTACCCTCCTCCGAACCGGCTAAAGAGAAAAGATTCTTTCGTGCTCACTTCCTCACCTTCCTGCGTCCCTTTGTCAGTCACCCCGTCTGTCTGGCCAGCCGTGGCAATGGATGCGTTCTGAGCGGCGCTGGTTGCCATTGAAAAGGTATCCGCCGTTCTGATCTCTTGCGCTTCGAGGTTAAAACTGATCGCTCGGTTTTGATTGTCACGTGTGATCTCAAGAGATGTAATATACATATTCGCAAAAGACCCCAAAGAAGAACTTATCTTTATTCTCTTGTCGGACGACTGAAGTCCTTTCATTGCGTCAAGAAAACGCTCGATGTTGCTTGTCGTCTCTGTATCTTGATTGCCGAGATATTTTGCCGCACCCTGTGCCGATGAGATTAGCGCATCGGCTTTATCCATTGCGCTCGTGAAGTCATTGACCAAACCTGAAACACGGCTTAACTGCGCCTGCGTGCGCGCCGGGGCGTATTGAGTGATATTTCCGACCTGCGCTTGAGCTTCCCGCAATATCGAGACCGGTGCGCTTGGTAGCACAAAAAGGTCAGAGACGTTTCCCTCGATGCTTATGGTTTTTGGTTCGCGGATGATGTGGTCATTGACGTGGGTTCCGTCTTCAAGATATGTGACCGGGACGGATGCGCTGCGCTTGAATTTTTCGCTTATCTGCGCAAAGGCCGTAAAGCCGCCAATGCCGACCTCTTCGCCGTCCTTGCCGTCGTGCTCATACTGGCCATTGATGTAGTCACGGATGCCGCCGGTTTTGTAGTTGTTTTTGCGTAGTCCGTCAAGTCTCCGATTATCGCCATTACATCCCCCCCCTGCGGCTTTGGGTTTTGGCATCATCTAACTGCCGTTGCATTCCGTCGGACGCGGCCTTGCCTGCTTTTTCTGGATCTGATGTGCGGATTTCCATATTTACGGTCTGCTCCACGCGGCTCGATGCGCCACCGACGTTTGTTACTGCTCCGCCTGGTTGCATGGCTTGAGACTTTGCTATCATGTCTTCGCCGCCGAAAAGCCCACCGACCCAGTTGCCCACGTCGCCCGCTATACCCGCAGCGGCTGATACCGCATCGCCGGCTCCGCCGATAAGTTTTACGACCCAGTCCGGC